GCTACTATTGATAATGTTAGAATTGGTATTACTGCTGATAATGAAATTGATACATCAACAGGAAACTTAATTATCGACTCTGCTGGTGGCACTACGACTATTGATGATATTCTCAGTGTTTCTGGTGTTACAACAATTAATAGTAATGCGGGGAGAACTATTCCTGCTGGTTCAGAAATTCCCACACTTGGAGGTGCATTCAGAGTAACTGGTGGTGCTCATGTTGGTGAGAATTTAGTTGTTAATGGTGATGTTAAGGTATATGGTCAAGCAGTCTATCAGGGTGGAATTGAGTACCAAGGAACTCAGACTTATTCTGGTATCATTAGACAGTCTAATGCAACAGATGCATCATCATCCACAGATACAAATACATCAATTTCTACTGCTGGTGGTTTAGCAGTTGCTAAGAAATTATTTGTTGGAAATAACGCTTCTATTACAGGAACTCTAGGTGTAACTGGTACTACATCTTTAAGTTCTACACTTACTGTTACTGGATTAATTACTGCTAATGCTGGACTAACCATTAGTGGTTCTGCTAGTGCTGGAGAAGATTTTATTATTAATGATGGCACTACAACTAAATTTAGTGTTGCATCTGCTAACGGAAATACTTCAATTAGTGGAACTCTAGGAGTAACTGGAACATCTATATTTACTGGATCGATTACTGCAAATGGTGGAGTTATTGGTGCTCTAACTGGTAATGCTTCTACCGCAACAACACTACAGACAGCTAGAACAATCGGTATTTCTGGTGATGGCACTGGAACTGCTACTTCTTTCAATGGTTCTGCAAATATCACTATTCCATTCACACTAGCAAACAGTGGTGTTACTGCTGGAACTTATAGATCTGTAACAGTAGATGTTAAAGGTAGAGTAACTGCTGGAACAAACCCAACAACTATTTCTGGATATGGTATTACTGATGCTCAACCATTAGATTCTGATCTAACAGCAATTGCTGGATTAACAACTAATGGCATTATTGCAAGAACTTCTACTGGTGCTGCAGCAACTCGTTCGATTGCAGTTTCTGGTATTGGTATCTCAGTATCTAACGCTGATGGTGTATCTGGGGATCCAACAATCACTTCTAATGCAACTCCAAACAACTCAGCAAATGCGATTGTTGCAAGAGATGCAAATAGAAACTTCACTGCAAATATTATCACAGCATCACTAAATGGTAATGCTTCTACTGCAACAACATTACAAACAGCAAGAACAATAGGTGGTGTTTCATTTGATGGTTCAGTAAACATTAATCTTCCTGGAGTAAATTCTACTGGAAATCAAGATACAACTGGAAATGCTGCAACTGCAACTACATTAGAAACTGCAAGAACAATTGCTGGAGTATCATTCAATGGTTCAGCAAATATTAATATTCCATACGCAAATCTAACTGGTACTCCATCCGCATTCACTGCAGATAGATTAGTAAACACAACCCCTCCAGCAACTGCAACTGCAACTGGAACAGCTGGAGAAGTTCGTTATGATTCTGATTTCATTTACATCTGTGTTGCCACAAACACTTGGAAGAGAGTTGCAATCGACACATGGTAAGGAGGAATTAACAAATGTCAGCATCACAACCAGAAACTAGAGCAGAATTTAAGGCATGGTGTCTAAGGAGACTTGGATACCCTGCTATTGATGTGAATGTTTGCGATGAACAATTAGAAGATCTTATTGATGAGGCAGTTAGTCATTTTCAGGAATTTCACTATGAAGGATCCTATCATACATTAATTAAAATTCAGGTCACGGAAAATATCAAAAATTCAGCATTGAGTTCAACTCAAATTGGTACTAGTGCATGGAGAGAAAATAATAACTATATTGATCTTCCACCAAATATTAAAGGAATTAATGATGTGTGGCTTGGCGAGTCCACACCATATGGAAACCTGAACAATATGTTCAATATCAAATATCAGTTATTCTTGAATGATATCTATGCATTTACTCATAATGAAATTCTACATTACTTTATGGTGAAGAATTATCTCGAAACTCTTGATTGGGTTATTAATTCTAAAACTCATAGAAGACTTAGATATACATCAAGTACTAAAAAATTATACGCAGATATTGATTGGGGCGAATTGAACATTGGTCAATATATTCTTGTGGATTGTATTATGTCAGCTGATCCTACAATTTATACTGATATTTGGAATGAACATTGGTTAAAAGATTATGCTACTGCACTATTCAAGGAACAATGGGGTCAGAATCTAAGTAAGTATGATGGAATCCAAATGCTTGGTGGAGTTACTCTAAATGGTAGAAAAATTCTAGAAGAAGCAAAAGGTGAGATAGATAAATTAAAAGAAGAACTTAGAAATACATTCGAGCTTCCACCAATGGATCTAATCGGGTAATCCTATGCCAGACAATTGCAACCAATCTCCTACTACACCACCATCTTGTAGATTAAGACTCAATGGAACTGCTGCAGAGCAATCTTTAATTGAGAACTTAATCACAGAGTCTATTGACATATATGGTCAAGATGTATTCTATATTCCTAGAACTTTAGTGAAAGAGGATGAATTATTTGTTGAAGATACTATGTCCAAATTTGAGAGTTCTCATCCAATCAGAGCATACTGCAATACTGTAGATGGATGGGAAGGGCAAGGAGATATACTCACAAAGTTTGGAATTCGTATTGAGGATAAGACAACATTTGTAGTATCTAGAAGAAGATTCGCTACAAGTGTGGATGGAACTCCACAGGTTGGATTTCAAGTTACTAATCTCATGAATTATCAAGGACAAGCAACTGTTGAGTTAAATTCTGTGAGTGTTGGATTAGGCAACCCAGAATGGGGATCAGCAATTCAAGCAAATCCATCAAATTATGAAATTATATTTAATGGTGGTTTAACTGCTACTATTGCTAGTGCTAGTGGAACTTCGTCTCCAGGAGCACAATGGACATTTACAGGAACTTGGCCTGCAAATTCTACTGGAGCTCCATTAACAATTCAATCTAAAGATTATGCTCCAGAAATTGTTGGTGCAAATTTAATTGTAGAGGGAAGACCAAATGAGGGTGATTTAATTTGGGTGCCTTGGTCAAATAGTTTATATGAAATTAAATTTGTAGAGCACGAAAAACCTTTCTATCAACTAGGTAAAGGTTATGTTTGGGAAATACAGTGTGAACAATTCCAGTATAGTCATGAAGATCTGGATACTGGTATTGCTGATGTTGATGAAATTGAAGAGGAGTATGGGTATAGTTTAGATTTAGTCTTTGCTCCTGGTGGATCTGGCAATTTTGTTAAGGGCGAAACAGTATTTGGAGGAAGTCACGAAGCGAGTATTGGATATACTCACCAAGCTTGGAATCTTGGATTTACTGTTTGGGATGGTGGTGATGGATATGATCCAAACGATCCCCCATCGATAACTTTCTCAGCACCTCCTACTGGGGGAACTCAAGCAACTGGAACAGTTCAAGTTAATAGTGCTGGTCAAATAACTGGAATCACTCTAAATCCTGGATCTGGTTATACTTCAGCACCAACATTTACATTAGAGAGATCTCCTGCTGCACCTTATGGTGAGGTAGTTTCGTGGAATCCAACCACTAGGAAACTTGTCCTAAATAATTTGACTGGAGTATTTAAGGACAATGAATCAGTTAGAGGTTTAACTTCTAACGCAACATGGACTATCAATATTTTGGATTCTTATAATATGGGAGAAATTGAAGGTGCTCAGAATAAATACTTTGAGACTAATGGAGATATTATTTTAGACTTTAGTGAGACAAATCCATTTGGAGAAATTGGAAATCTAGGAGATAAATTCTAATGTTGGGTACTTATTTTTACCACGAAATATTTAAGAAAACTATTGTTGGATTTGGAACACTATTCAATAATATTGAACTTCGTCGTTCGAGTGGAAATAAGGATGAGGTAATGAAAGTTCCTCTAGCATATGGCCCTGCTGAAAAATTTCTTGCTAGATTAAGACAAACCGCAGATATTACTGATCAGAAAGTACAGATTACTTTACCTCGTCTTGCATTTGAGATGAAGGGAATTAAATACGATTCTGACAGAAAGGTAGCTCCAACACAATCAATTAAAATTCCAGTTAATGGTGATGTTAAGGCAGCATATATGCCAGTTCCTTACAATATTGATTTTGAGTTATACATTATTGCAAAAAATCAAGATGATGCTCTACAAATTGTTGAGCAAATTTTACCATTTTTCCAACCATCATATAATTTATCTTTACAGTTAATTCCTTCAATAAATGAAACAAAAGATGTTACTGTAAACTTAGATAATATCTCATATCAAGATGATTATGAAGGGGACTTGAATCAGAGAAGAGCATTAGTTTATACTCTATCTTTTACTGCAAAGACATATATTTACGGACCAGTAAGAGAAGGTACTGGTGTTATCAAAAAGGTCATTGCGGATTCTTATGATTCAATGGATACTGTAAATGCTCCAAGAATACAGAGATATACTGTTCAACCAGATCCTATCGATGCAGATGCAGATGATGATTTTGGTTTCAATGAAGTATTCTCTGAATTTACAGATATTAAGAAAAGAGATCCAGACACAGGAGTAGATGAAGACTTATGAGTACATTTGATGGATTAGATAAAGTATTTGATGTGGAACCAACAGAAATTGTTGTTGAAACTGAGGTGAAAGATATTGCTCCTTCACAAAAACCAGAATTACAGCAAGACTATGAAGTAACAAGAGCACAACTTCACAATCTTGTGATGAAAGGTCAAGAAGCCATTGATGGTATTCTTGATGTTGCTAGAAGTTCAGATCATCCAAGAGCATATGAAGTTGCTGGACAACTTATCAAAAATGTTGCGGATGTCGCTGACAAACTAATCGACCTCCAGAAAAAAATGAAAGATATCGATGAAAAAGCAGCAACTAAATCAGGTCCTACTACAGTTAATAATACTATGTTTGTTGGATCGACATCAGAGTTGGCAAAACTCCTCAAGCAAAGTAATAAAGAAACTAAATAAAACATAGGAAAGAAATTATTCTCGGAGTTTAACATGTCCGTTCTAAATGTATTGAATACTAATAGTATTACTGCATCTCAATCTGAATACCAAATTGTTAACACTGGTATTTACAGAGTGAGTGCAACTTCAGCATCAACAGTTCAATTTAATGCTGGTCCTGCAATTCAACTTTTAGCAGGTGAGTCAGTTCTTCTAAAGGGTTCCAATCCTGGAAAGGCAGCGATCGTAGCGGCAACTGATTCTGCTACTTCCGTTTATACTCTAGGTGATGGTGGTGTTGGTCTAACTGGAAATACCCACCCATTCTCTACTGGTGATTATATTGCAGTTGTAGATTCTGCTTCTGTGCTTCCTGCTGCCTTCGAGTCTGCTGCTACTGCTGGTAAGTCCATCACTGCTTCAACTGGAAATACCATCACAACTGACATTGATGCATCTGCGGCTACTGCTGATTATGATTACGCTAGTGGTGCTCAGGCATATGTACATAGATGCATTAAAATCACGGCTGGTTCTGCAAACATCGTTGTAGAAGAAGTACAAATTGTTGGAGGCTGATATGAAGTCTTACAAAGAATTTTTATCCGAATCTGTAAATATTGCTGGAGACTTCAATGGAACTCTGCATGTGCATTCTGATGGTAAAACCGCAGAACCAGTAGGGGAAACTTACAGTGCGGACATCATTTATAATGGTGAACTATTCCGTATAGATGTTATTTCTGAAGAAGGTATTCCAAATCACGGAGATCTAACTTGGATGCTTCAAGATCAGTATCCTGGTGCAATGGTTCAGCAGATCTATCCACCACAAAAACCTAAGGTAAATATCACCAAATCACATAAACTTAATGTTGATTCATCAGCAAATAAGTATGGAGCATTCTAATTATGGCTCAGTGGAATAAGAGTACTCAGGACTATCTAAATCAAGAAAGAACTCTGTTTGAGGTTGTTGGTGTTGCAACCAGAGATGGTAAAATTGTAGATAATTACAATCGGTTTCCTGTGGATGTTCTGCCAGCAAACGCAGATGCATTTGGTAGGACTAGGGTATCAGCACCTCTTACTCTGTTTGATAGTTCCCACAGATACAGAGATAATAACCTATGGTCAACTGCTACTACTGGCACTGCTTCTTCTACTTTTAGTGTTAACGAAGGTCTGATTAATCTAACAGTGAATAATGCTTCTGGAACACAGATTATTCGTGAGACCTCAAAAGTATTTTCGTATCAGCCAGGTAAATCTTTGCTTGTGATGAATACCTTTGTTCCTGCCACACCAAAAGCAAACTTGAGACAGAGAGTTGGATATTTTGGTGCCGACAATGGAATGTATTTTGAGATTAATGGAACAACACCTTACTTTGTGGAAAGGAGTTTATCCACTGGAACTCAAACAGAAGTAGTACAGGCAAATTGGAATGGTGATAAGTTAGATGGAACTGGTCCGTCTGGTATTACATTAGATACTACCAAAGCACAAATCCTTTGGATGGATATTGAATGGTTGGGTCTTGGTACTGTAAGAATGGGATTTGTAATAAACGGACAGTTTATCCTCTGCCATTCATTCCACCATGCAAATGCAATTGCATCAACTTATATCACAACAGCATCACTTCCTTTGAGATATGAGCTTACTAATACTGGTGCCACAAGTGGTAGTAGTACGATGAAGCAAGTTTGCTCTACTGTCATTTCCGAAGGTGGTTATGAACTTCGTGGAATACAGCAGGCAGTTGGTATCCCAATCAATTCTCCAAGAACATTAGGAACTGCGGGAACATTTTATCCTGTAATATCTTTGCGTCTCAAAACATCACCAAATCGTTTGGATGCGATTGTAATTCTCACAGCACTTTCTATAATGCCAATTAGCATTGGTAATTTTAATTGGCAAGTTAGAGCATCTGGAACTACTACTGGTGGTTCTTGGGTAAGTGCTGGAGTTGATAGTGCTGTTGAATATAATATTACTGGAACTTCTGCTGCTGGGGGAAGAATACTAGCAAGTGGATTTTTTAACGCATCAAATCAAGGAGCAAGTCAAGTTGATATTCTGAAAGAAGCATTATTTAAGTTTCAGTTAGAAAGAGATGGACTAATATCAACACCTTACGAAATTACACTTGTGGTTGCTTCTGATAGTAGTAATGATACTGTTGTTGCTTCTATGGACTGGGAAGAAATCTCCAGATAAATAGTACATAACGAACTTAGTAAGATGGGCAGATTAATTTCATTCTCTCAGTTTATTTCTGAAGCATCCGAAAAGGATCATGAGGTTTCGATGGCACAATCACAACTAAAAAGTGCTGAAGATAGTATCAAAAAATTAAAAAAAGTAATCGGCAAAAAAGAAAAAAATCTTCCTGCATGGGTTCAAGGAAAACTTACTGATACTGACCATAATCTAAGGGCAGCAGCAGACTATAGCGAAAGTGCTACATGGCAGCGTAAGGAGGGACAAAACCAAAGTGGCGGACTCAACGAAAAGGGTCGTAAGTCATACGAGCGTGAAAATCCTGGAAGCGACCTTAAAGCACCTTCAACAAAGGTTGGAAATCCCCGCAGGGCGTCATTTTGTGCCAGAATGAAGGGTATGAAATCTAAACTGACTTCCAAGAAAACAGCGAACGATCCAGATAGCAGAATAAATAAATCGTTGAGAGCTTGGAATTGCTGATGTATCACCTGAATGTAAATGATATTAATCGCTTAATTAGAGCATGTGAGTTATATAAAGAACATACTGGATCAGAATATATGGTGGAAGAATACCATCATCTCATAAATAAGTTGAAGACTTATAGAGAGCAAAATCTACCTCATGAATCCGAATGATATTTATCTTGGTAATCCCAATCTAAAAAAGGCGAATGTATCTGTTGAATTCACTCAAGAACAAGTTGAGGAATTTATCAAGTGCTCTAAAGATCCTGTCTACTTTGCCAAAACATATATCAAGATTGTTTCTCTTGATGAAGGTCTTGTTCCATTCGAGATGTGGGACTTCCAAGAGAAACTAATTGAGAACTTCCATAACAATCGATTCAATATCGCAAAACTACCGCGTCAGACTGGAAAATCTACGACGGTAGTTTCTTATTTGCTGCACTATGCAATCTTCAATCCGAACATTAAGATCGCAATTCTAGCGAACAAAGCAGAGACTTCTAGAGAATTGCTATCGCGTCTTCAACTTTCCTATGAGAACCTTCCTAAGTGGATGCAGCATGGCGTCATATCGTGGAACAAGGGTTCGGTAGAACTGGAGAACGGATCTAAGATCATCGCTGCCTCAACCTCTTCTAGCGCAGTTAGAGGAAACTCTTTCAACATCATCTTCCTGGACGAATTTGCGTTCATTCCAAACAACATCGCAGAGCAGTTCTTCTCCTCTGTGTATCCTACTATTTCGTCTGGTAAGTCAACCAAAGTTATCATCATCTCTACTCCAAACGGGATGAACATGTTCTATAAACTTTGGCATGATGCTGAAAGAAATAAGAATACTTACATCCCATTAGAAGTTCATTGGTCTCAAGTTCCTGGTAGAGATGCCAAGTGGAAAGAAGAGACGATTGCTAATACTTCTCAAAGACAGTTCACTCAGGAATTTGAGTGTGAGTTTCTGGGATCGGTTGATACTCTAATCAATCCAGCGAAACTTAGAAACATGGTCTATGACGATCCAATTAGAACAAATAAAGGATTGGATATTTACGAAGAGGTAAAACCAGACCATCAGTACATCCTAACAGTTGATACATCTAGAGGAACGAGTCAAGACTACTCGGCATTTATCATTGTAGATATTACAACAATTCCATATAATATTGTCGGTAAGTACAAGAATAATGACATTAAACCGATTCTTTTACCAAATATCATACATGATGTAGCAAAAAATTATAATAAAGCATATATACTCATAGAGGTTAATGATATTGGTGCTCAAGTCGCTGATATTCTACAATACGATCTTGAATACGATAATTTATTAATGTGCTCCATGAGAGGTCGCGCTGGTCAGATTGTTGGATCTGGATTCAGCGGTAAGAAGGCATCTCTAGGAGTTCGCATGACCTCAGCAGTGAAGAAGGTGGGTTGCTCTAACTTAAAGGCACTAATTGAGGAAGATAAACTTCTAGTTAAAGATTATGACATCATTAGTGAGTTGACAACCTTTATCCAAAAAGGAAATTCCTTTGAGGCAGAAGAGGGATGTAATGATGACCTTGCAATGACTCTAGTTATTTTCTCCTGGTTGGCGATGCAACCCTACTTTAGGGAAATGACGAATAATGATGTTCGTCAAAGAATTTATGATGACCAAAGAGAAGCAATTGAAGCAGACATGGCTCCATTTGGTTTTATTTTAGATGGCACAGAAGATGAAAGTTTTGTTGATGTAGATGGAGATAGATGGCACATAGATGAGTATGGAGATGCAGCATATATGTGGGAATTTAGGTAATGGATTTAGATAGGCAGATAAATTTAGAACATTTATTATTTGTAGATAGAGAATGTAGAGTGTGTGGTCAAGTGAAAAATTTATTATCTGACTATTATTTGACTCGTAAAGATAGGGGTTCATACCCATCATCATATTCATATGAATGTAAAGAATGTACTGTAAAACGAGTGACCAACAAAAGAAAAAATGAACAAAAAATCTATAGGTGGGAATATCCTGACTGGTAAGTGTTATTCATGCATTGTTTCCCCAATAGAAAAAACCTAAATTATAAATATTTCTAGAAATAAACCTTTGATTCTTTCAGGAGAAAAGACACATGGCATTAAGTCAATACTCCCCAGGAGTGCTAGTAAGGGAAATCGATCGTAGCACTGGCACAACATTTTCCAATCCAACATTTGCTGCTATTGCTGGTCCTTTCGCACAGGGTCCAGTTAACGAAGTAAGAGTAATTACTAACGAGAGACAGCTTGAGACCGTATTTGGAAAACCAAATGACAGCAACTATGAGACCTGGTTCTCTGCTGCTCAGTACCTTCTATATGGTGGTACATTAAAAGTTATCAGAACTGATGGTTCAACCCTCAAGAACTCCGTAACTAACGGTACTGCAGTAAAGATCAGAAATTTACAAGATTACGAAACTAACTACGAAACTAATACCGCTACTTGGTACTATGCTAGTAAGACTGCTGGTACACATGCAAACGGAATTAGAATTTATGTTACCGATGCAGGTGCCGACCAAATCCTAAATCTACCTGCTCCTTCATCTGGAGATGAGTGGCAGTTTTCTATCGGAGATGAAGTATCAGCAGCATCTGGTGCATCTGGTAAAGTTTATAACTACAGAGTAAATCTAAAGGTAACCGAAGTTGTTGGAACTTTTGTTCCTGGAGCTGCTACCTTTGATGGAGAGTCTGGAACAATTCTAGCATACGACGCATCATCTTCAACTCTACAAGTTGAACTTGCTTCTGATCATACTGGCATTCTTGTTGCTGGAGATGCAGTTGTACAATCTTCTTCTGGAGCATCTGCGGATGTTGCAGTAGGAGGAGTAACTAGACAACTCTTAGTAGTTCTAGATAAGGGTTCAGTCAATTTTGCTGCTACTGACTCTGTTGATGATGCAAATAGCAATGCTGTTGCTGTTACCACTGTAGAAAATGAGTATCAAACTAGAGATGTATTCCCTGGTCTAAGATGGACTAATGTTGCACCTCGTCCTGGAACTTCACCTTATGCTCAATCGAAGAATGGATTCAGAGATGAACTTCACATTCTAGTTGTTGATGCTGATGGTAGAATTACTGGAACTCCAAACACCGTTCTAGAGAGACTCCTATTCCTTTCCAAAGCATCTGATGCTAAGACATCGAATGGAGAATCCAATTACTACAAAGCAAGTCTCAAGTTTGGATCAAACTACTTATATGCAGGTGGTCTAGACGAAGTTAATAGATTTGTAGTAGGAGCAACTGCTTCTGCTGGAAACTGGAATCAAATTGCAGCAAATCATTCATTCAATCTAATTCATAGCACCACTGGTGTTAAGAATACAATTACAAATGCTCTTGAAGTTAATAGTGTTTATGGTAGTACTGTAGAATATATTCTTGGTACTGCAGTTGGAACTGAAGGCGTATCAAACTACTCTCCAAGTGCTGGCGAATATCAGACTGCGATTAATCTAATTTCAGACCCTGAAGTAGAATCAATCGATTTTATTATTCCAGGAAGCATGGGTTCTACTGAATCCGAAGCACTAGCAAAGGTAAACACTCTAGTATCACTAGTAGAAGCAAGAAAGGATTGCATGACTTTCTTCTCTCCATACAGAGAACTAGTTATCGGTATCAACGATACTGATGTAATTACCACAAATGTAGTTGATTACTTCAGACAAGTTCCTAGCACTTCATATGCAGTTCTAGATAGTGGATACAAGTATATCTACGATAGATACAACGATACTTTCAGATACATTCCATGTGCTGCTGACATCGCTGGTCTATGCCTATCTACTGCTCAGGTCGAAGCAGAGTGGTATTCACCTGCTGGTCTATCAAGAGGTGTTATTAGAAATGCAATTAAACTTGCATACTCACCATCTAAGCAACAGAGAGATCAATTATATGTTGAGAGAGTAAACCCAATCGTATCCTTCCCTGGATCTGGAATCGTACTCTTCGGTGATAAGACCGCTCTAGGATATGCATCCGCATTCGATAGAATCAATGTTAGAAGACTATTCCTCCTATGTGAAAAAGTTATTGCAAATGCTGCTAAGAGTCTATTGTTCGAGTTAAATGATGAAACTTCAAGAGCATCATTCGTTAATAGCGTTGATCCTTTCCTCAGAAACATTCAAGCAAGAAGAGGTCTACAAGATTATCTAGTTAAGTGCGATTCTGAGAACAATACTCCAGATTCAATTGATAGAGGAGAACTATATGCTGAGATTTATCTAAAACCAACCAGAACTATTAACTACATTACCCTAACATTTGTTGCAACAAGATCTGGTATTTCGTTCAATGAAGTTGCTTCGTAATAACCATTCGACTAAACTATAAGGAGGAAAAATCAAATGGCAAGTAACAATAGAGGTCCTATCACAGCGTTCATGGGTGCGCTAGATGTAGACTTCGCAAGACCAAATCTATTCCAGGTAGACATTTCTCTACCTGGATCCACCCCTGGAAGTGCAATTGGTATCGGAGCAGCTGGAACTGCTCTAGCAGGTGTATCTGCTAATGATATCGTAAGACTCGCTTCATTCACTGTAAAGGCAGCTCAACTACCATCGTCAACCGTTGGTGTTATTGAAGTTCCTTTCCGTGGAAGAATGCTCAAGATTGCTGGAGACAGAACTTTTGAGCCATGGACAATTACGATCCAGAACGATACCACTCACACTCTAAGACAAGTATTCCTTCAGTGGATGGAAGCAATTCAAGTCCATGAAGAGAATGCTACCAGAATCCGTTACGGTGAGACTGCAGCAACTAGCGCAGATTATCTAAACTACATGGCAGACATGAAGGTTACTCAACTTGACAGAAGAGGAAACGCTATTGTTTCTTACAGATTCAAGGATTGCTGGCCATCTAATGTTGCTGCTATCGATCTCGACTACGGATCAAATGATGCGATTGAAGAATTCACTGTAGAACTACAGACTCAGTACTGGACAATCGAAACTCCAGCAACTGATGCTGAGTTGGTATCAGGAAATCCACCTATCGCTCCATCATACACCTCATAATAACTTTGATAAATAGTATCGGATTAATCTTCGATACTATAACATGTCTCAGTTATTTGGATACTCTATAGAAAGAGCAAAGAAGGTTCCGAAAGGGCCTTCTTTTGTGCAGAAAGACAGTCAGGACGGTGCAACTCCCATCTCAGGTGGTGGACATTTTGGGTACTATCTGGATATTGATGGTACTGTAAAAAATGAGTGGGAGTTGATCACTCGTTATAGAAATATGGTTATGCAACCAGAATGTGATTCTGCTGTAGACGATGTTGTCAATGAAGCAATCTGCGGAAACTTCGATGATGTTCCTGTCGAGATTGAGCTCTCTAATCTAAAAGGTGTAAGCGATAAGGTCAAGAAACTTATCAGAGAAGAGTTTGATTATGTTTTAGATCTATTAGATTTTGATAATAAATCATACGATATTTTCCGTCGTTGGTATGTTGACGGGAGACTATTCTACCACAAAATGATTGATCCAAAAGATCCCAAGCAAGGGATTATTGAACTGAGAAATATTGATCCTAGAAAAATTCGCAAGGTAATGGAGATTGAAAATAAACCTGGGCGAGTTGATCCTAGTGATCCAAAAGAAGTATTCATGCAAAAGACTGTAGAGTACTACATCTACAACGCTAAAGGATTTAAGTCTGGTGCTGGGGAGACACAAGGTATCAGAATTTCTCCAGATGCAATCACATTTGTGCATTCTGGTATCTTTGATATGAATAAAAATATGGTGATTTCACATCTCCATAAAGCAATTAAAGCGGTAAATCAACTCCGCATGATTGAAGACTCTCTGGTTATTTACCGTCTATCGCGTGCTCCAGAGCGTAGAATTTTCTACATCGATGTTGGAAATCTACCTAAGATCAAGGCAGAGCAATATCTTCGTGAGGTTATGTCTCGCTATAGAAATAAGTTAGTGTATGACGCTAACACTGGCGAGATCAAAGATGATAAGAAGTTCATGAGTATGCTAGAAGATTTCTGGTTACCTCGTCGTGAAGGTGGTAGAGGAACTGAGATCTCTACTCTTCCTGGTGGACAGAATCTAGGAGAACTTGAGGATGTCAAATACTTCCAGAAGAAACTCTATAAGTCACTTAATGTTCCATCATCTCGTTTAGAAACAGAAACGACATTTAATATTGGTCGATCGACTGAAATTACGAGAGACGAACTCAAGTTCCAGAAGTTCATTAATCGTCTCCGTAAGCAGTTCTCTGAATTGTTTGCGGATATTCTAAAAACTCAATTGATCCTAAAGGGTATTATTACTCTTGAGGATTGGGAAGAGATTAAAAATCATATTCAATTTGATTTTATTGCAGATAATTACTTCAATGAACTCAAGAATATGGAGATGATGAACGAGAGACTAAATCTCGTTGGAGCAATGGATCCATTTGTTGGTAAATACTTCTCGATTGAGCAAATTCGTCGCCAAATTCTCAAACAAACTGAAAGAGAATTCAAGGAGATTGATAAGCAAATTGAAGGAGAAATGGCAGATGGTAAGATCATGGATCCAAATGCAATGGTAGATCCTACAACAGGAATGCCTATGGATGACGGTGCTGCACCCGTAGATGCAGCTGGTGGCGGGGAAATGGATCAAGGTGGACCTCAAGTTGGAGAAGGTGGTGTTGAACCAGATCCAAAAGACTTGAAAAAGGCAGAATTCTAAATAATTAGATAAGGAGATCTTAACACTATGTCTACAGAAATTTTTGATAGTTTATTCACTGGCAACAAGTCACAGACACTTGATCTTGTCAATGGTGCTCTTCAGAATAAAGCATATGAGTTGATTCAACAAAGAAAAGTTGAAGTTGCACAAAACTTATTCAACCAAGAGGTATCAGAGGAAGAAGAATGATGAAACTAATCACCGAAAACATCGAAGAGATTCAAGTACTTACTGAAGAGAAAGACGGTAAGAAAACTCATTACATTGAAGGTATTTTTCTTCAAGGTGATCTAACAAATAGAAACGGAAGAAATTATCCCGTAAATATCCTAGAGCGCGAAGTTACTAAATATAATGAGAACTTTGTTGGAACAGGCAGAGCTCTTGGTGAACTTGGTCATCCTGATGGTCCTACCATCAACCTTGATCGTGTTTCACATAAAATTCTTTCCCTAAAGAGAGAAGGAAACAATTTCATCGGTAAGGCAAAACTATTGGAAACTCCAATGGGTAAAATTGCTAAAAACTTACTTGATGAGGGAGTAAAACTCGGTGTTTCTTCTAGAGGTCTAGGATCTCTAACAGTAAAAGATGGTGTCAATTATGTTGGCGAAGA